CAGAAGACAAACCCGTAGGATACTTACCGGGTGGGTATCCACTTGCGTTGTTTATCTTGAAATTGTTGAAGATGTTAAAAGGCTTGTTGAACAAAACATTGATGCTCAAAGGCTTTATCTCAATCTTAGGGTCTTGCGAACAGAAACTTTTAGTCTCCACGATGGCAAGATCATACTCTTCAGCACCATAAAGCTGCTTCAACCAAAAGCCCTGCGAGTCTGGATCATCGGTTACAGCATACAAAGCCTGAACACCTGCTGTCGTGACACCCACAGCCATGTCACGAATCGGCTTGCATAATACACTCTTGTGTGTGGCAATATTAGAAGCACTATCTCCGTCCCAGCTTTCTATTCCATTCCCTGAGTCATCGTGCATATCCAGACTCACAAACTTCTTGGTGGCCATGTCGTAGACCACAGTTACCTGCTGCTGCGGGAGATTGGTCAGCAGGTGGAATAGCGCGTAACCATCGTGGATTATTGCACACTGGAAAGTGCCGTCCTGTAGAACGCCCTTGAATATATCAGAGATCGGACGAGAGAAGATGTCGTTTCTGGCCAAGGCTTCAGCCTGCTGCACCGCGTTGAAAGAGCGTATCCCGTGCTGGTCTATGAAGGCAAAGTCACCCAGCAAGTCCACAAACGAGTTCTGATTCACCGGCCCCGTGCTAAACAGATACTTCTTGGTGAAGGTCGGCTCACCGAAGATCGTGTTCGTTATGTCGGGCTTAATGGCGTAGCTTGAGTTTGCCGCACCAACAAAGAGTTCCTCTGTGTTCAGGGAGCGCAGGCAGGTTATGGGATCGTTGCTTACCGTGTAGGCTACGGCCTCGACACCGCCTATGGCCTCCTTATCATGTATCTTAGCACCGTCCTCGTTCAGCGGAATCATGAAATCCAGAGGACGCCCACTAACACTGTGGTAGAGTTTCGTCCCATCTGCAGAGGCCACATACAGCTTACCACCATGAAAAGCCATCTGCTTGCCTATCGGCACGTACTCGCGGAAACCAACTATTCCTATCTCGTCGTCCTCAACCCTAACACCAGCAAGCGTACCCTGTATTGCAGTATCACTAGCAGCGTTGGTGTCACTAACCGTAAGTATACCCCCGCCAGTAAACTTAATCACCGCACCGGAGTTAACCTGAACAGGCAGTGCGTCCACAGTATACGTTTCTGTACCTGTAGCGTATCCGCTGGCATTGTTTATAACAACGAAATTCGGCCTCCACTGGTCATAGCCCATCAACTGTCTGGCTGTAACCGTGGCATCTGCGGCTATCTCGATCAAATTGGGTTGGTTAGTGCCATCCTGTACAACGATACCCGCGACTGTTGGGGGTATCCGCTTGGTGTAGTCTGACTGTGCGCCCACGTTGGGGTTGTCCGATGAGGTAGACTTGGCTGCAAAGTTGTCGTACGAGGGCGGGACTACTGCGGTAAAGACAAATTCTGCCGTAGTCGAAAGTCTTATCGTGCCTGTCCCCGTGGTAACGCCGTTGGAGTATGTCGCAGGTTTTACGTGTGTGCTTGTGGTACTCCAGACTACCGAGAGAGCCTCTGCGTCTTTGGACTTCTTGAGACAGACGCCATCCACAAAGATAAAGAAGTACGGGTCTACAAAGATTATCCCCTGTACCTTTGGGTCTGTAGATGTGTAACCCCCAGGATTAGCTATCACAGGAAAGAACTGGTCAGTATCATACGCCTTCGACATTTTGACGGCCTCCAGCGCATCGTGCCGGTTTCTAACATTAAACGCCAGCCTGTAGGCATCTTCAGGAACCCGTGTGTCATCGACACCTAGATTCATTCCGCCACCAAAAGACCGTTGTATAAAATCCGCCATCAGAAAAGCCCCGTTGCTCTGGATGATTTCGTATACTTGTTAAGAAGGGACACACTAAGTTTGTCGTGCGGATGCTTGTCGAACCTGACCTTCTGCAACTGACCACGTTCGAGGTCTGCATTGCGCCTGCCCATACTCCGAGAGGCTTTCTTGTCGTACAGCATGGCCTCCTCGATCTTGCCCTGCTCCTCCATATAAAGCTGCATCACCTTGTTCACGATGATGTTATCGTAACCATCTGCCGGGAACTCGTCGCTGTCCTTGCTGAGGTAGGGAAGCTTCTCCTTATAGAGTACCTCCAGCGTATGCTCGTCGTCCGCTGCCGCGTCAGATTCCCATGGGTACTTGCTGACATCCACGATAAGATAGCGAGATTCCTTTTCGTTGTTGGGTATGACCGCAACCACGGTGTCGTCCGACTGTTTTATGCTGATGTCGTAGGTGCAGACATCCGACTTGATAATGGATTCTATCGACGTAAACGTGGTAGAAAAGGCATTGCTGGTGCTACTCAAAGCAACATCCTCAAAAGCCTTTGTTATACCAGAAGCTGACCCGACAACAGTCAGAGTTATGGACGACATGGCAGCAGTAGCCACGGCTTTCATACCCGAAAAGCTGGTGGGAGTTACCTTGAACGGCTCGTAGCCCTTGATGCGCCACGTTCTGTCCTCCTGCGATATATTATTGCGGGAGTAGCGTTCGGTAAGGTTGGACAGGTTCCAAGGGTACTTGCTTTCCTTTTCCCGTATGGCCCGTACAGAACTTACGTTACTGGGGAGGGCTATAGTCTTGTTACCTTGGACGTAGAAGGAGTCCTCCACAAGACTCCCGACCATATCAGATTCCTCGTAGAGTTCCTGCGCCCCCTCGTTGAGATAGTCCAGCATAATGGAACGCTGGTGATTATCGTTCGGGTTAATCCCCAGCTTCTTCCCTGCTCTATCCAGTATGTATTCTACACTCATCTTGCTGTTACAGCACTTACTGAACCTTTGCTACGCGCCGTCACTGCGACCTTAGACCCCTTGGAGCGAGCGGTCTTCTCACTCACCGAGGCCTGCGTCCTTGCCGTTACTGCTGCCGTAGCCATTACCTGCGCCTTTCTAACTCATACTCAAGACTATTTATCGTCTTGAGTGCTTCCCTCGTAAACTCAGGAGCCGCTTGCGCCGCCGCTGGAAACTCTGGATGACTCATCAGCCTCCCGCTGTTTTCCAGCTTCACGCTTACGCACCCACTCATCAACAGAAGCATCAACAGCAGCATCTTTTTGGGAATGCCGCTGTTGCGCTTCTTGTTCTCTAAGCATATCAATCGCATTGCCGATTAAATCCGCAAGCGCGGGAAACGCTTTAAGAATCGCTGTTACCAGACTCAGCACCTGCGTCTGATTGAATGCCCTTGCGTAAGAAAACGGCCAACAACGAGGTAATGACAAGGTTAATCATCATACCAAGTTCCATATCACCGCTAAGGTACGCACCTACTGCTGCCAAGATTCCTCCCGCAGCCGTCATGTATGTCTTCTTGCCTTCAAGCATATCTATTTCTTTCTTCCCTTCGCTCCTTTTTGTTTCTTTTTATCCTCACGCTTCTTTGCCGCGTTCGCAGCCCTTATACCCGCTGGGGTATACGCAAAATGTTTTCCTGCTACCGTTGGCATATTATGTATTCCTTATTTGTTCACGTATCTTCAATACGATATAGACTAAAGTGGCCAGACTGATTCCAGCCTTCAGTAGTATGTCAATCTCAAGCATCCAGTTTCCAAGACCTGTAACAGACGCAAAGCCAACTTTTAAGTCATCTAAATTCATTCAGTCGTTTTACCTTCGTATTCTATATCAATAAAGGGCGTGTCGATTTCCAGATTTCCCGGCAACGACTTGCAACCAACCAACATGGCAAGCAACAAAATTCCCGCAGTAATTGCTAATATATAGATAACATCTTTTGCTTCTTTACTCATTGTTACGCTTTTCATTTACAGGTTTCTTTGTTACACCCATGCACTTGTAGAGAGACGATACCTCTACCCGTAGCATTGCGACTTCTTTGGCGAGCTTGTTCGTTTCCTTGTCATGCCCATTCAATCTGTCAATCAGTTTGACAATTATCGTATAAAGTTCCTTGATTTCTCCCGATAAATTGCGGAGGACGTAGAAGACAATCTTGTAGCCGAAAATTCCCGCTGCCGCTGCTGCAACAACAGGGAATCCCAGCGTTTGTATAAGATTGGCTGTGTCCGTACCCACATTTTACCCGCCAGTTTCCTCCTTGACTTCAGGTTCAGCAACAAAGCTGGCCGTCAACAGACTCATGAAATGATTCCTGCCGCCGTGCGCCTGTTCCAAGTTGAAACTGATCTGTCGAATCTTGCTCTCAAGATCAGCTACATGATTGAGTAGAACGATTTGTTCTTGTGACAAATCTTCCACGTTATGTTCCTCACCGCTGATAACAACGGTCTGCTTCTGGTCTGTTTTTTCTTGTTTAGCCATAGCCAAATTATCCTTCAAGTGTCTTCACCCTCGCGCTTAACTCCTGCACCGCCTTGATCAGCGGCATCACCAGATTGCCATACTTCAGACTTAACTTGCCGTTCGGTGACTCGTTCACCAGATCGAACTCCACACCCGCTTCAGTCATCGCGGTCTGCACATCCTGCGCTATCAAGCCAAGCCGCACGGTGTCGTCATCGTCTGGCCGATCATCCGCTGGCACGGTGACTGTCTCGTAAACTGCATCTTTTGCCTCGATGGCAGCACTCACCAACCGACGTTCAGTCACTTCCTCTTGTGCCGGTTCAGCCGGTCTTGTGATGTGCGTCTCTGTCCACTCATCCTTGGCTTCAACGACCACCACCTCTTCCTTGACTTCCTCCTGTGCCGCTTGGACAACAAACGTCTCGCGCTTCTCGTCGCACGCTTCTTGTTGGATGTAGTCTTCCAGTACCGGAATACAGTGCTTTTCTACGCACTTCGTCCCGTCCTCGTTGTACAGATCGCATTCCTCATACAGCGGCGTGCGTTCGGTGCGCGTCACTTCTTCTGAAATCTGCTTCTTCACCCACTTGCCGTCCTCTTCGACGATCTCCTCGCGTGTGACAGTCTCGGTGACATCAACTTCGTCGTACTTGTGACGCTGACCGACGATCTCCTCCTGCGCCTCCTGTGTGACACGTTCCTCGGTGACTTCATCTCGCGCCTCCTGCACCACGCGCATCTCGCGCACTTCCTCAACGGCGGGATGAACTTCCTCGCGGGTGATTTCTTCAGTCGCCGGTCGCGCTTCTTGGACGATTGCATCTTCGTAAACTGCTTCAGCCGCTTCGACTGCGTGGGTGACGAGTTGTTCGCGGGTCTGTTCGTTGTAGCTACCGACTGAAAGTTCCGCTGGGTAATCGGCGGGGTTAACCCGCTTATAATTTACAGTTGCCAACTTCTCAAGAAACGCCAAGCCAACTGCATTGTCATTGATGTCACGCTTCGCACGCCTATCAGACAAAGCTGCTATTGATTGATCGTTGCATTGAATCGAAGTTATCTGGTCGTCGCCAAGGACAATCGAATTTGCACCACCACCAATTGCATTAAAGCCGATAACAATTTCGTTGTCTGCGTTAGTCGCGTGAACTCCCCTTGCGTTGTTACCAATGTAAATGCTGTCAATCGCCTTGGTCATTGCGGTATCACTACCACCAGAGTTGTAGTAACGACCGGCGTCTAAACCAAGTGCCACGTTACCAGCAGCAGCATCGTCGTTAAGTCCGAATAACGCAGCCCGACCAATTGCTGTGTTGTTCGCCTCCCCGCCGTCTGCGTCGTGCATAGCATAAGAACCAAAAAGAGTGTTTTCACCGCCACTATCAATTGACTTCCCTGCTAAATAACCAACTGCCGTGTTACTTGAACCGGTTGCCAGCTTCAGCGCATTGTAACCAACCGCCGTATTGCCGGATGTTGTCGCAATCGCACTCCCCGCTTCGTGGCCGATCAGCACGTTCTGTGTGCCGGTGGTGATTACCTTCCCAGCTTCGTGGCCAATAGCCAAATTGATACAATCACCGCTGTAACGTGCGCCACTAGTTAGTGTTGAGTTCTGCGTGTAAAGTGCGAATTTTCCAATCGCAATACAACCACTTGAACCACTGCTTTCTGTTTCTAGTGCTTTCCGTCCAATAGCTATATTGTCGTTGCTGGATACAGCCCCCCACGGAGAACTTGCATGAGCCGCTGTACCATCCATCGCCATGGCAGCATTATAACCAATGGCGATGTTGTAATCGCCGGTGGTCATATTACCGCCAGCAAGTAGCCCAATGAGTACATTGCCGGGGCCGTCTGTGAGGTCGTAACCAGCGTACCTACCAATAGCAACATTGCTGTTGCCTGTGGCAACTCCAAGTCCTCCAGCATTCGCACCAATAAATGTATTGTTTTCAGCGCCGTCAGCGTTTGATCCCGCATCGTGACCAATAAAAGTGTTACCGCCTTCGTTTAAGTCTAACTGATTTCCTGCATTGTAACCAATAAGCGTGTTGGCAGTTCCACCAACAAGTTCAGCACCCGCAAGTCCACCAATGGCGGTGTTCTTTACGTCGGCGTTTTGCGCGGTGAGTGCGTCTTTGCCAATGGCTACGCAGTAACTTGCGTTAGAATTTTCTGCGCTTAATGCAGCAGAACCAATAGCTACATTGTAGTGTTCACCACCAGTTGCCGCATCGAATGCCAAATAACCAATGGCAACATTGGCAGCATTGTCTGTCATTGCCGCACCAGCGCCTTTACCGATAAGTACGTTTTCATAACCAGCATTAAGCGACGTGCCAGCCTCGTGGCCGATGGCAATATTAGAAATTCCCGTAGTCACTGCATCAAGCGCGTAGTTGCCGATGGCAATGTTGTAGTCGCCTTGGTTCGTGTAAAAGTTCAGCGTGTTTGTTCCGTCAGCAGTCGCACTAACATCAGCACCAGCAACATTACCCATAACAAAATGAGTGCTGTCTGTTACCGACTTAACTCTTGTTCCTGCTGGAATGCCTGTGCCTGTAACAACCACGCCAACAACTATTCTTGAGTCCGCAGTATTTACAACCGTTGCAGGACTTGACGATGTTGAGGTGGTACAAGAGTTGCTAAAACTAACTCCTTGCAACGCACTAAAACCAACCGCAACCGTATGCTGCGCGTCACCCAGATTTGAACTGGCACTAGTACCAACTGCCGTATTTACCTGATTGACAGCTTTGTTTAGCGCGTAATATCCCAACGCAGTATTGTAAGATGCGGTTGTTAAATTTTCTAGTGACTTATACCCAACCGAAGTCGTACTACCCGCACTCGTCGCTGAACCTGCTGCGCTACTACCTACCGCTGTTGCATTGCTGCCGGTGAAGTTTGCAAGTACGCTTTTACCCACTGCTGTGTTGTCGCTTGCAGTATTTTTGTTAAGTGCTGCATAGCCAACAGCCGTGTTTCTATCAGCGCAATTAGCGATAAGCGCAGCATATCCGACTGCCGTGTTATGGTTGCCGTCATCTGTTCCGCCTAATGCATCCTTGCCGACTGCGGTGTTGGATGTACCAGTATCACAATTATCTAATGCGCCAGAACCTACGGCTGTTGCGTTGCTGCCGGTGAATACGAGAAGTGCGCTATTCCCAACAGCCGTATTGTCATCTTCGCAATTTTCGCCCAACGTAGCATAACCAATCGAAGTATTTCCTACACCATCATCTGTTGCATCTAAAGCATAAGTCCCAACTGCTGTATTTTTTGAGCCAGAAGTAATAGCTTTGCCACTTTCTGAACCAACAATTGTATTGTAGTCTGCCGCATCAGCGTTCAGCGCAGTCAGCGCATACCTACCAATCGCTGTATTATGAATAGAACCAGAATGTGACGCATCAAGCGCGTCTTGACCAACTGCTGTATTACTTACGTCACCACCCGCACCGTGGCCAATGTCCAGCGAGCCGACAGTCAGCGACATCTCATTGGTCGCACTCTCGTCAATCGTGATGTTCTTGCCGCCAGTAGACGCAAGCCATTGCATCACCTCACCCGCACCATCAGATTTGATGATGGGTTCGTTCTCGTAGGACGTACCTGTGGTATGAATCGAACTCTGTTGTGTAATTCTTGCCATGACTTATGCTCCGTAAGCTGTTCCAGCCGTGTGTGCGCTATCGTTAACCTGTACACTAAAGACAACCGCAGTAGACGTTACTGCACCGTCACCGCAAGCTGTCACATCTACATAAGAAGCGTCGTTAATCTCTGCCTGTGACATAGGAGAAAGTTTTATATGATAAACTGAAGACGTAGCTGTCCCATCCACACGAATGCAGATATTGTTACTGCCAACATTTTGCACAAGTGCAGAACTGTATCTATAACGACCGCTCAGCAAAGTGACTGACGAGCCTGTTACAGGCACAGTAACCAACGAGGGTGTATTAACTGCGCCGCCCTCAGTAAGACCTAATTGTAGTTTAACTGTAGCCATGATATTTTAAAAGAAAATGTAGGGTAGGTGGCTCAAATGCAAACCACCTACCCCACTATTGATATTACGACGTGCGACGACGACGATAGAAAATAGGCAGACAATGACGGGCATCACCGGGGATACCGCCAAAGACAGCCTGTGAGATGAACTTCAGGTAATCACCATAGACGTTTAAGTCCTGAGTACCTGTGTCAGACAACGCAGTACCGCTGTTCGGAATCAAGAACTGATCCGTTAGCGTGACTTCGCCGTTCCACTTCATAGAGTAGAACTTCTTCGCGCTCATGCTCTTCGAGGCAAACTCTTTCGGCGGTGGGCCGACAGAGATCGTCTTGAATGCGTCTGCACCAACAAGGAATGCAACCTCGTTACTGGCTATAGCATCCTGACTATCAGAAGCTATAGTAGTATAGTTGCTGTTGGGAACGAGCTTGTGAGAGGTGGCATCAACTGTCTGCGGAGCTAAGAACGTACCGTTATCGGTAAACCGAAGCGGATACGGATCGAACCTTGCAGTAATTTTACCCCAAAGATCGCCAGCAAAACCGTCACTAATGAGGTTCATGTTGGCGGGAGCAAGCGTAGTTGTTCTTGTCACAGCATCTGTGCTGCCTGCCGAGCTGGTGGCAGACCGTAAGCTGTCATCCCACAACAAGGACGACCAAGCTTCTGTGGAGCAAATAAGTACATACTTGCCCTTCAGCATCTCGGATGTCTTTGGTGAATTCTGCTGACGCTCAAACGTAGGTGCTTGAACATCTTCCTGCAGATGCAACATAGCCTTGTAGATATCCTTCAAGGTTAGTGGCCCTGCTGCATTGGTAGCTCCGTAACAGAACTCGTCCCTGTACTCTATACCCGCGCTGTTCGCAACGGTAGCACCGCCGCCAACCTCAAGGGCTGTCGTAACACTGTCAGCACCATTGTCAACTAAACGAACGTCAACTTGAGTAAACGCACGTTTATCAACACTACCGGGCAGCGTTAGCTGAGAACTCAGACCTTTGTTACAGACATAGAGATCTGGGGTCTGATAGTACATCAACGTACGTGTGAAGACGTTGTTGGCCAGAGCAATCTGACGAACGATGTCCTTGTGCGCGTACTGAAGCTGATCTCTCCAGAAAGACTCGAAGTTGCTTAGGAAGCGAAAACGAGAACTCTCGAAGCGATGCGCTCCAAGCTTTGCAGTTTCGTATCGTTCACCAATCGTGAATTGATCTTTCGCAGGGAAAGAATCAAGAGTATTGGGAGCGAATGTTATCCTTTCCACAGGGCTAGGCACTGCGACAAGGCCGTTAAGGGTATCACCCATGTTAGGTTGCCACTTGATAGAGCCAAAAAGGCTATCGTAGGTATTCCATTTCGGGAACTGGGCAACCTCGTTTCGTGCGAGATAGAAGCCAAGCTTCTTAAACTCGGGCTGATATGGTGTAGCCGCATTATTAGCAGCATGACTTACACTATCAGCGAGGACTGAACTAGGCATAATGTTTTATTATATTACAAGTTAAAGAGTCCGTAGACTCCAGTTATATTGGGAGTTCTAGAACGCACTCCCTTACGCCGCGATGCCCTTCGCACATAGTAGCAATGGTATGCCCTTACCCTAGTAGCTTTTCGAAGTCGTCCACGGAGAAGATTTCGTCATCAGAACTGGCTGACTCGGACTTTCTCCCAGAACGAGGTTCGACTCGTCGAGAATCTTTCTTGTTAGTCTCTGAGATGTCAAGCTGTTTTTTCAACTTTCCAAGCTCAGAAGCGTAAAGTTGTAGCGTCACGTAAAGGTTTGAGGCTAAGTTAGTTACGGGATGCTTCTGAAAATTTCCCGGCATAGCGTCGAAAAAACCTT